AGTTGCAGCTGTAGCACGATAAAGCTTATTGCTATCATCTGAGTCAATCCATAAATCACCTATCGCTGTAGCTGTTGGAGCTGATGGCTGTATAAATGTTCTTGCTTTTAAATCTACTTCATTATTTAAAGAAGTGATACTTTGGGAGTTAGAGGTTATATTCTGACCGTTTGTATTTATAGATGTCTGCAATCCTGAAATTGCTGAAGCTATTGTATTGGTCCCGTTGTAACCAGTGACTGTGTTTTGTAGCTCTGTAATGTCACTAGAGTTAGTTGATATATCATCTTCGTTTTGAGTTACTGTACTTGATAATGTGTTGATTGATCCTGCTAGAGCTGACAATCCTGTGGTCTCATTTGTTATAGCAGCATTTAAGCTAGTTATATTTACAGATGTTGATATATTGGCGTTATCACTAACTCCTGCTACTAATAAAATATCTGAAGCATTTTGTGAAATTGCAGTTCCATTAGATGTAATTTGTGTTTGTAAAGTAGTATCAGATGAAGATGTGGAGCCAGCTGTGGTTGCGGCAAAACTGCTGCCTGTATAAACATACAACTCATTAACATTTGGGCTTGAGTCTGTATCTATCCATATATCGCCAGCTTGTAAAGATGTTCCATCTTCTCTTTGTGATGGCTCATCATCTGATCTAATAACTCTTGGCGTGTTTGTGGTAAGGCTTGTAACATTTGATGATGCTGTCGCTGCAAGTGTGTTTATTGTTTCTAAGGTTGCTTGTAATGTTCTTTGTGTACCACTGATTGTTATATTCATGTCAGTGTTAAGCGTATTAAATCCAGGTAGCAATTTAATTTCTTCTGATAGCTCTGTCATGACGGCACCAACATCTGCCGCTGTGGTTGCAGATGTGCCTGTCTCACTGTTAAATGCACCTGCTTCATTGTTCTGGTTTACATGTCTAATCCAATAGTATTTAGTTGCACCGTTGCCCACTTGATGAGTAAATACTGACGCTGTGGTTTGAGCTAAAAATGTTCTGCTAGCAAATGAATTACTATTAGATACAAATATTTCTGTATGTGAATGTCCTGAGTATGTTGGATAATCCCATGTTAAAAGAATGTTTTGGAAAGCTCCTGAAGCTGTAAAACCTGTTGGCGTAGTAGAGTTTGCTACACCGTCTTTGGTGTCATCGTCACCAATAACAAAGTCAGAACCACCACTAGTAAAATTAAAGTTTTGTTTAGCAATGCCTGTGTCTATAAGGTCTTGGAAGGTTACAGCCCTATCGAGAATGTTCCCTTTTTCTCCTTTGAGTTGTTGTAAAGAATCTTGTATAGCGTGTGCAAATCTTTTGCCCTCTGCACTAAAATCTCTAGGGATAGGAAAACTACCTCTTGCTTTAGAATTTCTTTTCTTTGGTTTTAGGAACTCGTTTGCCACTATACAATCTCCTGTGGACTTTCATAAACGCAAACTTCGTTTACTATATCTGTTCCCTCCAGCTGTATCTCAAAAACTTTAGCTCTATACCCGCCTGGCAATCTAAATATTTCTCCATTAGATACAGTTTGAGTGTGTTTAAGTGAGCCGTCTGCAAACAATTTAAATGTAAGAGAGCTGTACGATTCAGCATTTACTTTAGCAACACCTGGGGATATTGGTCTTGCTGTAAAAAATTCTTTTGACTTCCAAGTATATGATCTATCTGTTGTTCCTCTAGCAAATTTTTTCAATATGCCATCTATAACTAAATATAGTTCATCGTTTTCTCTGTCGTTATAACCAGCGGTTGCAAAGAAATTTAAGTTAACAAAAGCATTTTTGCCACCTCTTGGATCAAACAAGAATCCTTTTTTAGTTGAGTTACTTGAGCCGTTCCAAGTAAAGGCTATGTATTTACCTTCGTATTCGTATGCTTCAATGTTGTCTGGATAATAGTCTTGCCACTGATCTCTGGTAAATATTTGTTCTGTTATAAGCTGTATGCCAGAGTTTGATGCCAAGACCAAGCCATCTGGTGATGCATATATTGCATATTCACCCATATCTACAAGTGATCTTTTATTTGAGTTTGGTAAGTTTGCATCTATTTCTACCATAGCCATAGCACTTGGATCAGTACCACTAGCCATTAATGGTTTGCCTTTAGTAGTTATAAGCAAGCCTGATGCTATAGAAGCTATAGCAACTATGTCATCTTTAGTTGTAAGTTGGTTAGCTAATGGATAGGAATGTGGTAAAAAAGCTTCGCTAAATAAAACTGTGTTTCCAGAAAAGCCAGCAGTAATACCATTTGGCATTGTAGTAATACCAAGCATTGGTCCATCTGGGTGATCTGCTGATGAGTCATCTGGTGGTGCTAAGTTGTCTGATGATTCTATTTCTTCCCCGAGTAGGTCGTCATCAACATTTTCTGTTGTTGTTCCTGCGGCTGTTCCTGATACATCTTTAACAAATCTAAACACACCATTAACATCTGTTCTGTATATTCTTCTTTTAGATATTGAATAAGTTCCTGATGTTGCAGCTGGCAAAGCTAGAGTAACTGTTGAGCCGTTAGCGGCATCAACTATATCAGTAGATGAAACATTTGATGGTGGACCTTCTTCACCGAATGTAGTTATTTCTGTGTAAATATAAGCTCTTGAAGATGTAGATGCTCCGTCTTCAGCGGAAGTGTTATCAACGCTTGGAGCAGCTGTAAAAGCAGCTGGTGTAGGCAATCCTAATCTAAATGATGCTACTGGATAAGGTCCAGAGCCAGTGATACCAGCAGCGGCTGATGTGTATTTAGGAAATGTTCCTGAGCCTGTAAAGTAAAATCTATTGTGGGTGTCCTCTTTTATAGGGCTTCTAATAACATCCACATCATCATTAAAAGTAAACCAGGATGTGCTGTTAGCTTTAAATATGGTTTTAGTAGTAGAAGATACATGGCTTGCTGGGTGAGTGTTGCTGGATTCAGAACTATCATTTACATCATTGGGAATGCCCTCAATTCTTCCTGAATCCAAGAATACATTTTGAGCATCTTGTGCCATGTCTTCTGGCAACAAACGAGGAGATACTTTTTTATTTAAACCTGTAAATGTTGTTAATTTGAATCCAGCCACTCTTAATCCTGTTTATCTTCTGGTGAATGTGATGCACCAAAATAAAAAGATATCACAGCACTAGCCAAACCTCCTAAATATCCTAAAACTAAATTAATTAAAGCTTCTGAGTTTTGTTCTGGTGGCTGTAAAGTCACTAAGAATATATAACCCATAAAACCACTTATGGTTATTAAGCCCATAAATCTAGTTGTCCAGTCCTTGCTAAACTTAGACCTAGCGTCTTGTGTGTCTTGTACCTCTAATGCAAAAATATCAACATCCAATTCTTTCATTTGAACCTCAAAATCTTGCTCTGCTTTTTTAAGCTCAACCATTTGCTCTGGAGTTGCTGTCTTAATAGCTTGGTTAATTGCTTTTGGCTCTGGTTTACAACCTAGAACTTCTGCTACTACTGATGCTGCCTGCCCTCCTAGCGGACCGCCTAATGCTGAACCTAATGTTGGTGCTATGGCACCTACTACATTTTTAATTAAATTAAACTTCATTTGCTTTCCTTATACTGTGTAAATGGTCAAAGGCTTACTTTTACCCTTAACACTTATTGGTTCTAATAATTTTAAACTATATTTGCTTTTTTTTGCAGTGGATTCTCCAATCAATATATCTTTCCCAACTTCCTTAGTTGCTGACTCTAAACGGGCTGCAATATTTACACCATCACCTATGGCTGTATAATCGAACCGTGAAAAAGACCCGCAGTTTCCTACATAAGATTTTGATGAATTTATTCCAATACCAACTTCAATACCTAACTGTGCTGCTTTTATGTCGTGTGATATTTGAATCGCTGTTTTTATAGCTTTATCTTCATGGTTTTCTAAATCTAAAGGTGCATTAAATATAGCCATCATTGCATCCCCTATATATTTATCTACCATCCCATCATTTTCTTTCACAGCATTCTCTTGAATGGTTAAAGCTTTGTTCATAATCTCAGTTACTTCTTCTGGTTCTAGTTTTTCAGACAAAGCAGTAAATCCTCTGACATCTGTAAACAGATATGTGCAATATCTTTTTTCTCCCCCGAGTGTCAGCAGGTCTGGATTGTCTTGTAATCTTTTAACTTGTCTTGGATCAAGATAATGTTCAAACTGTTTTTTAATCTCTTGACGCAATTTATATTGTTTTTGGAAGCTTTTATAGTAAGCAACAGCTGAAAATATGATTTCAGATACAAAAGTCCATGAAAAATCCAATAAAATGCCCTTCTGAATGCTAAAAACGCCTAAGAAGCCCGTAGACAGCAGCAAAATCGTAACAGATGCTAAACCCTTAACTATGCCAAGAAAATTGATTACAAGCCAAATGAGAGACACAAAAATTCCAAAAATCAAAATTTCTGCTGCTAAATGCCAATCTGGTATGTAAGGTGAGTCTTGAATCAAAATTGACTCAGCTAAAGCTGCTTGAATCTTATGTGGTTCTAATAATCCAGTTGGAGTTGCAACTTGTGGCATGATTCCATTTGCAGTTATTCCAACAAAAACAAATTTATTTTGTACATCCATTTCAGATAAAGTTGTTTCTGGTGTATTGACCCAACTTATCCATTTGCGTCCAAGGCTATCTGTTTTTACTGGAGGCAATCCTTTTACTCT